CCTGTTCCACCTTGATTTCCTGTAAGAAGGCCAGCTCCATTATCGACAAATGTCTCAACTCCATCAGTGACCGAAAAAGTTCCTGGAAGAATAGGAAAGGCGAATACACTTCCGGTATAGTTAGTGACTCCAGTCCCTATAGCTATGGTCTGTGAGGTAAGCCTATTTTCAGAATCATTTAAAATCTGAGTTCCATCTGTCAGCGTGACTGAGCCAATGATGATTGGAGGACTTTGGAATCCTCCACTAAAAGTTGTCAGAAGTCCATTTCCAGTCCCTAGATTATCGGCGGCTATTTGAATTGGCCAATCTTGGAAGAAAATATCGGGATCTTGATAGAAAATTAAAGGAAATCCATCGGCGTAAGCCATTGGCTGATCGGTAAGGAAATTACCAGGGAATTCGTAGGTGTCTACGCCCGCGAACGTCTCAAACTTGATAAATTCAAGCTGAATCTGCTCTTTCAGCTCAAAAGGCATTGTTAGAGTATAGTAATTATTAATAGCAAAATTTAGAGCAGCCTGGGATAACTGGTTTGGGGAGGGCATCCCAGTTATGTCTCTAACGGCATTTTCAATGTCTAAAAGCGTCCAACCAGCCATTTAAGCTCCTTACGCAGCGTTCCGAACGGTTTTGCAGGTGAAACTATATTTCTTGCCGTTTTGGTACATTTGGGGATGTCCATCTGGGCCTTTGCGATACGCGTAGATCGGGATAGCGCAGCTTTCTAGGTGTTCGATAACTTCGACAGGCAGCGTATGTTCTTGTCCGTGATAAAGAGTATAGTGGTGCAAGGGATGACCTTTAGCTGCAAAGTGAAATGTAAGCGGAATACCAGGGTCTCTATCATTTCTAAAAATGATCGTTTCCATGCGTGGCATTTCAGCAGCGATGGCGATTTTTGATTCTTTGATTGGAGGAAGTCCCTCTGGATTTTCATTTAAAATCTCTTTCTCGATGACTGCTTTGGGCTTATTGTTCAATTTGCTTCGTGCTTTTGCCATGATTTACCTATGGGGTTGGAAAATTAAATGCTGGTTGTTGCTTGATATTTTGGAAGGGAGTATTGAACCACTGAGATCCGGCCTGTTCTATTGGAGGAGTTCCCGTGTCGATAATGATGACACCTGCGCTAGAGTAAGGGTTGAATTGCGAGGTGTTGATATTTACTATGAAATTGTTCGAGTCGATGACTTGCTGAATAACGCCTGGAAGGCCATTAATTTGGATCATTCCTAGAACTTGCTTAAACATGACGGTGGTTACATCGACATCTTCGGATGTAAAACCGTGACTGGGACATGTCACAACCGCTTGTGCTGCTTTTGAGATACCAGTGACCGTATGGACGGTTTCAGGCCATTCAAAAGGCGAAGGAGGGGTTACTGAAGGAGGAATTGCGTTGGACATTTTTTTTAATCTTGTCTATGATAAGAGCATTAAAGAGGTGAAGTTATGACAACACACATGGAAACAGAATTTAATACACGTAAAGACATCGAAAACTCAGCATCCAAAACTGGAAAACTAATTCTAGTAGAATGGATTACCACATTAGCTGTTTTTCTAGGTTGTTTCGGTTATTTAGCTCATAAAATTGATCGTCAGTCTGATAGAACTGATCGACTTTATGAAATGTTTCTTGATGCTAAAACAGACCTTTCTGACTATCGAAAAGAAGCGGATCAAAAATTTTATGATCTATTAAAAGAGAAAAAATCATAAGGCGAAGAGACTGGGGTTTCAACACCCCAGCCAGCCTCGTCTAGTAGGGTACAACCTGGGTTGTAGTGCTAGACTTGATGTAGATTGACTAGTATCATACATCCATTGAATCTCGCGGTCTTTCGACCCTAACCTTCTAGTAAGGCGGACGGGCATCCCCCATCCCACGGATTAGCTCGTGAACGGAGCATTTAATACAGCTTCATATCTAAATAGATCTGAAGTTGTCACCATCAAAGAGGTTCCCAAAGTTACACCAATTACGCCGTTGTTAAACAGAGCAGTATTGAGAACTTGAGAAGTTGCTTGTTGGTTAGGAGGGAATCCAAGCGCATTGCCTGAAGTCAAAGATCCGCCTTGTAGGGCTGGTCTTCCAGTAATCACATTAGCAATTCCACCACTTACGTAAGCAGAGAAGCCAGTTGTGTTAATGTTGACTGTAAAGCTTGTTGTACTTGTGACTGACTGAATAACACCGCTAAGTGTGTTAATCTGTGTCATACCTACAACGTTATGGAAAGTAACAACAGTCACACCTACATCTTGTGATGTAAAGTTATGAGTTGCTGTAATACTTGCCTGCGCAGCTTGACTAATACCTGTGATTGTCAAGTTGGTTGAGGTATAAAGATTCGCATCTGAGGTCTGGAAGGGAGTCACACCATTTGTGGTCAATTTTGTCCACACTGGAGCGCCCGCAGTTAGTGTTTGAATATACGCAGAAGCATTAGCCATAGAGCTAAGCCATTGTGCATACGCAACACCTGTACCAGATGCTAATTTAGTATCGTTCCAAAGTGTAAGAACATCAGGAATGAAACCCAAAATTAAATTTTGAGCAACTCCGCCTGTTCCGACTGTAAAAGTACCTGTTTTGATAATAGCCATTTAATCACTCCTTATGATAATGTTGAAGTTAAGCGAGTGATCCAGTTATCATTCAAAATACGAGTAGCAAAAGGATATTTATATCCAACAGTTCCTCGCTGATTTAACGGGTCTGCTGTTCCTGATGCGCCAAGTGGCTTGACGATAAATTCAGCTTCTTTTGCACCAAGACGAACAACGCCATAAGCCTCTTGACCGAGGACAAATGAACTATAGACGTTTGGAGAAGCGCCGTTGCTAAATCCGTTGGTGTTTAATAGCCAACGTACGTTACGGGTAGAACCCCATTCCGCTTCAAGAGCGTTCATTGGGTTTGGATAGTTTGCTTGTGAGATAAATGATGCTACGTCTTCTAAGTCAGACTGCATATCTACACTCATAAAGCCCCAGAAAGAAGCACGAATCGGAGCTGTTCCGAATTTGTTTTCTCCAGGGAGAGGATTTGTCATGAGCCGAGCATTTCCTTGACGGAGAGCTACGACAACATCTTGGATGTCATCATCTGTAATCTCTGTAGGTGTATTCCCGTTGATACCGTTAGAACATGCGATTGTTGAGGCTGTAGAAACCATCATATCGCGGATCAATGTGTCGATTGTAAGACCGAGTTGTAATGAAAGGACTTTTGTCGCTTCATTAAGGACTCTATCTTGTACAACATATTGAACTTGGTCGGTGATCGTAACGAACGAGCCGTACCATTGAATTTCAGCTTTAAAGTCTGTAACTGATAGTTGATCTCCAGTAGGAGTTTGACCATCTGTTAGTGGGACTGTAGCTGCTGTTAGTGTTCCATAACGACGGAATACCATCTGATCGCCTGAATTGAGCGGGATTTGACGCTTTTGGGCAAAAAGATCGTAAATGAAGTATGGTCTTGCTAACGCCAACAGAAGACGGTCAAAATATGTCCGTACTTCAGGTGGTAACTGAGTTAAGTTAGTGATTGCCATTTAATTTGATCTCGATTGTTTAGATCTGATCGAGGTGCTTCTGAGCCATTTCCATGAAATCTTTGTCGGACATCGTGGCCATAAATTCAGTCTTACTCAAAGATCCCTGACCACCCACGGAAGATAGAGTTCCTGGTTTTCTGGAATTTTCTACTATCCGTTGAGCTATCGCACTAGGGCTAGTAGGTTGAGGTACTGATTGAACTGGACTAGGTGTTGACTGAGTAACTTGTTGCTGACCCTGATAGAGCTTTCCAAGCTTGTAGGCAAATAACGCTTTATTGCGTGCCCCTTGGATTCCCTCGACTAGCTCTGGGTTTTGTCTTAAGAGAGGTGCTGTATGATTTTGCAGCACATCCGCGTAGTCGGAATATTGTTGAGCAACGGTTAGTTCTTCTAATTGGCCTTTATATTCAGCTTCTCGCTCATCCCAAGCACGGCGAATTTCTGCCACGTTTGGTATATCTCCATCATCCATACCATCGAAAAGTTTTCTCTTTGGTTGTTGCTGTTGATATTGCTCTTGCTGCCTATTGGCCTTTAAAAGCTCTATATTTTGCTTAAATTCATCCCTTTCGGCTTTTATCTTCTCTACTTCTTCTCTGAGTGCCCTGAAGTTTAGTTCCTGTTGAGAAGGTTCTTGAACCACTTCTTGAGGAGCTACCACGGTCTCTTGTACGACAGGGGCTTCTTCTGGTGGTGTTAAGAGATCCTTGATTAACGGAAACTCTTCGTTGGTGAATTCTTCTTGATAAGAATTAGAAAGTATCTGCTGACCCTCGGCGGCAGGATCTTGTACATCGCCCGAAAATGTCTTCATATCTATTGTCATAATCTCCTGTAGCGTGGCGACCGCTAAAATTCGCGCCCAATTTAGGAATTAGATGGTGTAAGTCGTGTCCGTTAGGACAGTAAGATTTTGCGTTTTTCGCCTTGTTCAGCGACTCTTGTAAACGTGTCTGAGGACTTGTCTGACATGAGTTTTTGATCCAAGGGTACGTCGGGAGGAGACGAAAGTTCTGGAACGAACTCCATCTGGCCTTTTGTGTGATCGACATACCAAACTAAGAGACCCAGCACGAAGGGTGGTTTCTCATAGTAAGCTCGAATTCCTTGCCTAAATGTGTTGGGGTTTCCCCTGTCTTGTTTGGCGTGGAATACGATGTAAAATGGTTCTCGTACATGCTTCATTTGCTCGGCAAAGTCTGTAACTAGGGTTACGACATCTCGTCCCCATTTCTCTCTTGCTTCTCCGATTTCAACTGACATTATTTACCTATTAATATTCGGATGGGCTTTCCCAGTCATAATGTTTCATCTGAGCTTCGACTTTGCGATAATCAGATTCGCATCCTTTCATTCCAGCCTGACCGTAAGCAATATCCATTGCTTCTTTTTTGAACTCATGGCATCCCATGCCGGACTCTTGATGGCCGTGCATTGGAACTTTTGGCTTCTCCACTTCGTTCTCGTAGCGTCCTGTTGCTTTCATTGTTATTTCCTTTTCATGTGTTTAAGGGTCTCGGCTAATCTTGCTCTCTGACCGATCTTCCCTTTTTTCTTTGCAGCTTTTGCCAGCGTTTTAGCTGGAATTGGCTTGCCTTTTTTGGCGTGGAGTTCTTTCCTCAATGCGCCAGGGTGTTTTATTGCCCCTTGAATCCATTTCTTAGCCATTACTTGACCCTTTCAATTTTCTTTGATTCTAATCTTTCTTGATCGAAATCACCTGTATCGGCTGCGGGAGGCTCTCCCTCATATCCGTAAGGCAATTCCGACATTTCAACTCTATCGTCTAATTCTCTACTATAAGACTCGCCGACGAGTGGACGTGGCATAAAATACATCGACATAAAAACCTCTTATTTTCTTCCTAGAACATCTTCACAGAATTTATCCCACCCTGTTTTCTTTGGTGGAATTGGCGCTGGAACGGCCCCTTCATCTATAAGTTTTCGGATTTGATTGATTTGATCTTGAGTAGCGTTATCTATCGTCTTTATCGTCAATGTTGATAGTTGTTCATTTGGCTTTGGCTCTTTAAGCACCTTGCAAGAATAGACAGTCCCAAGACGGCGATTAATACGAGAATGTGCGTCTCTGGATGTTGCGTAAGGTAAGATGTAAGAAAGAGATAGCTGAACATGTTTGCCGTGGTGGCCGTCAAGCCCTCCACTCAGGATGACATTGATCGGGCCGATATCTTTTGATACTTTTCCCACATAACCATGTGACTTTGTTGTCATGTCAAAATTGTGAGAAAAAGATGAGTTTAAAATGGGCCATTTATAGACTATTTCATGGTCAAAATACGGATGCGCTTCAATTAGTTTTCCAATCGTTTGATTCTCTTGGAAATTTTTGATCGGCATGTACGCATTGAAATGATAGTTAATATTTTTGTAAAAATACTCAAAACTGGGAACCATTTGCAGATGATTGGATTTATGAATATAGGAATGGTCACAGCCGACGTGATAACCGAACATCCCAAACTTTTGCTGTGTTCTTGCCCCTACACTTATCCCACTATAGAGATTTCCATTTCCAATGGGCTTAAATCTTGGATTTAGGACGATGGAAGTGTTGGCTACGGTATGTACGAGACGATAATCCAATTCAAATGAGCTTATTTCCTTCATTTTTGGATGACCTAGTGTCATGTTGATATTGACAAGATGGTCTTGTGCAAAAATACCAACAAAAGGAAGTAAAAAAGCTAATAACCAGTTTTTCATATTTACCTAATTTTTATGCTTGTGCCTCAACAGGAGCAGACTTTTTCTCATCTGCCTCTTGACCCGACTCGATTAACTTAAGGATTTCGACCTTGCGCATAAGCGTCTCTATGTCGATAGACTCAAGCTCTTTGACAGCTTTTATCAAATTCAATACACCTGCTGTCCTGTCTTCCTCAGCACGGCTCAATCGTTCAGCGTTGATCGCTGCATCTAACGAAATTTTATTTGTACGCTCGGCTGCTAGAGATAGATCGGATTCGGCTTTCGCGTTAATCGCATTATTCGCAACTTGGATCTCTTGAAGTTGTAATTGTTCATGCTGCTGCTGGACTCTGGATTGCTCCTGTGCCTTCTGCTGCATGTATTGCTCGATTTCTTTTCGATCCTGGAGAGCTGAATTTTTAACGATGATCGAATCAGGAATATCAACACCCATCGTTTTAAGAGCTGCTGCCTGGATAAATTGGGTCTGTTTCTGTGTATCGGTGAGAAGACCTTCTTCTATCACGATCTCGTATTTAGCGAACTGACCGCTATAGAACTCCGGTGTGGGTTCTTTTTTGGTCATTTGCCGGATCTTTTCAGGCGTAAAGTTCTTCTGGATCAACTTCATCGTCTTTTGACCTAGAATCTTCTGAGACTGTCTTAGGCCATCGAAAATATCCTGTAGATTGACAAGACCTGCTGCTTGACGCTGTTTGGCTAAAATTCCAGCCGTTTCGACCTTATCGTTCTCGGATTGTCCGAAAAGCTCAGCATTGACCCCCGCTATTTCCATGATGTCATTTTGGAATTCAGCTTCGAGCTGGAACATTGAGGCGGGGATTTGCGGGGGTTCAATTCGCTGAATGTCTGTCATCTGAGCTTCTGGCTTCAAGAAGATGACTTGTCCATTGCCGGACTTAAATAGTGAGGCGTTATTGCTTACTGCGCCTGTTTTAGCGATCCATCCGGAGTTAAGTTGAGCATCAATCGAGTCAACCATCTTAGAACGGCGTTTATTAATCTCTGTCTGTGGATCTCGGAGAATTCGGACTAGGGATTGTAATTTCCAGGTATATAAATCGTAGGAAGGCTCGAAAATCGACATAAACGGCACAAAACTGTAGTCGTCCATGCCCATTGGGTCTTTTCCGTAATAAAGAAGCTGACCTTCGCAGATAACGCCTAATTCGACCGACCGGACAGGTTTTCGGATCAATTCTATGTCCGGAACCATGTCTTTTATTAATCTGAGACGCTTTCTATCGCCTTTCCACTCCTGAGTTTCCCCAGTATTCATATCGACAATGACATCTTTGGTTTCCCAAACCGTCTTCCAATATTCAGTGTAGTTCAATAGCTTCTGCATGCCCCATTGACGAGCAAAGGGCATATAGGTGAATTTATCGTCCCTTGAACCCCAAGGAAGAGCCATAATTAGATCTTCTTTATCCGGATGTAAGCTAATTACATCGGTTCTTCCCATAAATTTGCGTCTTGCAACAAATCCACAGTCGGAAAGGTCTCTTTTTGTAAAAAATGGGTCTAAAATGACCGCGTTCCACTCATCTAAGTGGAATTTAATATCCCCTGAAACTGGATCATCTCTATAGTCCATATAGGGGGAGATGAAGGATAGTCCAGTTGTTAAACTTCCCTTGAAGGCATCTGAGATCATCTCATAGCCATCTGCCTGTGTCATTACCGCCTGAATGGTGTCTGAAAGGATGTCGGCGGTGTTTGTGGCTGCGTCTTGAACAGGTGAAGCAATCGTTGCAAGGCGGTTTTTACGCTGAAAACCTTGAACTAGGTTGATTACCCGTCTAATCTTGTTATAGGTGAAGGAAGAGCGTCTCTGGTTGTTTAAATAGGCCAACTCTTCTAGTGACCATTGATTCCCTAGGTAGTAGGACAAGTCCTTATATGCTTCGGCGTAGTAGGTATTCCAAAGCATATAAGCGCGCTCATACGCCTCCCCAAAGTCTTGAATAACGTCTTTACGGTTATCAAGTTGAGGAGTGTTTTTGACTATGGATCTTTGGTAATGCTCAAGAAAAGCAGTAGAATCCGAAGATCGAGCATAGTCGGACATGGGGTTAGCCATCAGTGACCTGCTGTTATCTGTATTATATAATATTTATTTGAATAAGTATGTAAGAAAATATTTTAATTGTTCTAAATAAGACAAAAAGATAATTTTCTTTATTAAAGGAGAAAAAATGAGCTATTCAACGGTAGTTTGCAATATTGGCAAAGAGGTTTTCTATGTTCGTCCAGATGATTTGGAAGAAATTCATAGAATTAGAGAGTTTTGTGAGTCGATAGCCTTAGAAAAGGCCGAACAATACCTTAAGGAAAAGTACCCAGACCAAGTAATTGATGTAAACATTTAACCAATAGACCTGTAGTTTAATTTTCCTAGGAACGTCCTAGCGGAAAGAGTGAAAACAACCCTGATTTGTTTGTTTAGAGTTTTTTAACAATCAAGATCTATGAGGTGGGTTTTGCAAGTGCAAGTCTTGCCAGGTCATTTATAAAATTATGAGATATTGCCCACAATGCTATGCTCTGGCTAAGGAAAGAAATAGGGTAAATAATCTTAGAAGAAGTCGAGAGTATTTAGCTAGAAACCTAGAAAAAGAAAGAGCTAGAAAACGTAAATACTACCATGACAATGCAGAGAAATGTAAGTTAAAGGCTAAGGAATATAGGTTATTTAAGTCTAAATGCTGACACTAGGAATCGAACCCAGTTCTTCGGAGTACAAAACCGATGTAATACCGTTATACTATATCAGCCTAGATTAGCTCAGTGGTTAGAGCGGTACTCTTATAAGGTATAGGTCAATGGTTCAATTCCATTATCTAGGATTTGTATCTTCAGAAGCAGCCAATAATTCCTTAGGCAAATGTCCCTGCATAAACATCACTGTTTTCATTACTGTAAGATCTTTTTCTATTTGATTAAATTTATGATTCATCCACAGAACAGAACTTATTATTCCACTCAAAATTATAACCGTATCAACATGTTTCTTAATCAAATCCATAAATCTCCTATTTTGCTCTATTCTACCAGATATTCTACAATTTGAGCAAAACCTTTCTGAGCTTCTTCATAGGTGTCATACGGCATCTGAGTTATAGAACCATCTTTATAATGGACGGCCACCACGTCATATAATTTCTCTTTAAATCCCACTTGGTCTAAAACTACTGTCTTGACATCTTCGATTAACACAACGTACTTATTATTAGAGATATACATTAATCATCCCATCCATGTCTTTTTATTCCAAGCCAACGTCTAATATTTCTTACCAAGCAATTGCAATAGAATTTTCCTTCCATGTGACCACACCGATCTTTCTTTACCTGCTTGCGTTTTGAAATTTGCTTGTAACATTTCATCTAGGATTTCCTCCAGGGATAGAAGGAATTGTTGGAGGAATATATAAAGGCGGTTGATTGGAAGGAACTGGAGAAACCGGAGACATTGGACTATAAGGCGTCTTTCTAGGGGGTATAGGCGTTGTAATTGCCTCTATTTGATACTTAGGTAGCCTGGACATGGTTATCTCCTTTAAAATACCTTAAAATGCGTTCTTGGATTTCTGGCTGTAATTCTTTCTCATATTGTCCAAAACACTCATAACAAGAGATAAAATCGTCAATTGCCATACCAGAACCCCAATGTTCTTTTTGGCATTTCACACAGGTATAATGACCTACACAATGTCGCATTATGATCTTATAGGGCCAATAAAAGGCCTTGTAATAGGTGGTATCCATGGCGCGTTGGGCCAAGAGACATTGGGCT